CACCGGACAGGGTGGCCTCAAGTACAACATAGCGAGGTCAGTATATGACAAATCAAAACCCCAACTCAAGCACAAGCAACAGCCAGCGCGCTCTTATCGCTGGTTATCTGAACAGCGGAAACTTCCTCACTTCAATCATGGCTCTAAACCTCTTTGGCTGCGCTCGCCTGGCAAGCCGGATTGACGAGCTGCGCCAGTCAGGAATGCAGATAGAAACACATTGGCTGACCATCCGTAACCGCAACGGCAAGTCCGTTCGCGTTGCCGAGTATCGCCTTGCTCAAGTGGTGGCCGCATGAAGCTCTCAGCCCACTACGAAACAGAAGCCTATATGACTGCTGGCGGTTATTACGCCATCAAGCAGGAAGACCTTCTCGGCGGTGATCCGTCGTTAGTCCTGCTGAAGCCTGAACAGCTTCGTGCGCTGATCAAAGACATGACGGCAGCTCTTGATCATCCCTCATTGTTTGAAGCTGAAGAAGGTGCCGAGTAATGCACTATTACCAGCACCACATCGGCGACTTTATCCGCGACACATCACGATTGTCAGACGAGCAGTGCATGGCATATCTGCGGATGATTTGGCTCTATTACGAGTCAGAACAGCCGCTGCCGAACAATGCGCGATCTTTGGCTTTCCGTGTCGGGTCATCAGTTGAATCAGTCCAGCTTATTCTTGAGTCTTTTTTCAGGCTCGACGGTGACGCATGGAGGCACACTCGTTGCGACTTGGAGATATCCGAGTACCAAGCCATCTGCATCCGAAACAGAACCAACGGGAAATCCGGTGGGAGGCCAAAGAAAACCCAGCCGGTTTCCGATGGGTTGCCAGAAGAAACCCAAACGGAACCCCACCGTAACCCTAACCAGTATCCAGTAACCAGTAACCAAGAAGATCAAAAGCCCTTGTCACCTGACGGCGACGAGAGCGGGAAGAAAATTTCTTACGCTGACATCGCTGAACTTTACAACCGAGTCTGCGGTGACGTACTGCCGCGCTGCGTTGCTCTCAACGCCAAACGCAAAACCAACATCCGCAACCTTTGCAGCCTGACCATCAACGGCGACAAGCCTTTCCGCGATCTTGATTTCTGGGAGGGCTATTTCAACGACTGCCTGACGAACAAGCACTGGACTGGACAGAACGACCGAGGCTGGCGCGCTGACCTTGAGTTTCTAACCCGTCAAGAAGTCGCTTTGAAAGCGTTGGAGGCAGCATGACTCGTCCACTCGTTTCAATCGAAGCAGAACACGCAGTATTGGGCGCGCTGATGCACAAGCCGGAACTGTGCGAAGTGATCGGCGCAAAGCTGGCCGTTGATGACTTCAGCGAAGAAGATCACTCGGCACTGTACGCCATGATCCTTGGTTGCCATTCCAAGAAGCTCAAGCCGGACAGCATCACGCTATCGGAAATCCGCGCAGAACTGCCAAGCGGCCAGATGACCATCGTCTACGCCAGCGAAATCATGCGCAACGTACCAAGCGCGGCGAATGCTGAGAGCTATGCCGTGATCGTCATGGAGCGGGCAAGGGCGCGCCAGTTGTATCAGGCCGGCCTTCGCATGATGGCAATCGCTGAATCAGCCGGAAGCATTCCGGAGCAAGTTGCGGAAGCGCAGAGGATCGTTCTCGACCTGAATGCCGAGGATGAAACGCCGGACGTTGTGACGCATACCGAAGGGCTTGGCGAAGTCTTTAACGACATGCAAGACCGGCTCGACGGCAAGAAGCACATGGGCATCGAGTTCGGGCTGCCTGACCTTGACAGGATCATCAACGGGCTGCGTCCTGGCAATCTGGCAATCATCGCTGGCCGGCCTGGCACTGGAAAAACCGTTCTCGGCGTTGGCGCGGCTGACCGAGTGGCAATGCGTGATGGTGGCGGTGCGCTGATCTTCTCGCTCGAAATGTCCACTAAGGAGCTTTCCAAGCGCTCGCTGGCTGCAACGTCTGGCGTTTCGCAGAACCACATCGAGTCCGGCGAGGCGATCTGCCACGACGAAAACAAGCTCAAGCTCGAAATGGCCGTTGCCAAGATGCACAAGGCAGACGTTCGCATCTGCGACAAGCCGTCGCTGACCTTCGCCCGTATCTGCGCCATTGCTCGCTTCCAGCATCGCGCTAAGCCGCTGTCGGTCATTGTCGTGGATTACCTGAGCCTGATTGCCACCGAGCCGAACAGCAAGCTCAACCGCAACCAAGAACTCGGCCAATACACCAGAGGCTTCAAAGCGCTGGCGAAACAGCTTGGCATTCCGATCATCGTGCTTGCACAGCTCAACCGCAGCATTGAAACCCGCGCCGACTCCAAGCCGAAGATGAGCGACCTGCGCGACTCCGGCGAGATCGAGCAAGACGCCGACATGATCATCATGGCCCACCGTGACATGAACAGCGACCAAGGCCGGAACGGCATAACAGAAATTGACGTTGTGAAGTGCCGCCACGCAAAGCCTGGCTTCTGCCTTCTCCAGTTCCAAGGCGATCTTGCGCGCTTCGTGTCCTGCGCACAGCAGAGCTATGACGAAACCGAAAACGTCCAGCCTATCCGCAAGTCTGCCAAGGCTTACATGAAGGAGCGCTTTTAATGGCCGATGAAATTGATCGCGCTAACGACTACGAAGATGCGCGCCGCGAGAGCCTTCTAAATTCGCGCATACGCTACGCAGGCGAATCAGCCGAGGAATGTATCGCCTGCGGCGAGAAAATCGCACAGGCGCGCAGATTGGCGGTTTTAGGCTGCGTGCGTTGCAGGGATTGCGAGGAAGTTTTGGAGTTGATGGGGAGGGCGCGCAGATGAGCCTGCCCACTTTCCCGCTGCGCAACGAAACAGAACGCGCCCGAGCAATCCACATCATCGAGCGCGTAGACCTTGAAGCCGGCTACGTCTGGTCGATGAAAGAGGAAGGCCGCACCGATCCGCAAAACCGTCGCATGTGGGCAATGCTGCGCGACATTTCCCGTCAGGTTGAGTGGTACGGACAGAAGCTCAAGGACGAGGACTGGAAACACATTTTCAGCGCATCCGTTCAAAAGCAGCGGGCCGTTCCAGGTCTTGATGGAGGCTTTGTGGTGCTTGGCGTATCGACCAGCAAGCAAAGCAAAAAGTGGTTCAACGATATGTTTCTGGTCATGGAGGGCTTCGCCGCTGAAAAGGGCGTGCGGTTCTCCACTGCGGATAAGTGGGGGATTGCGGCATGAATCTCCGCAAGCTCGCAAGGGGCCGTGACTGCATGGTTCGCCTGCCTGGTATCTGCAACTTCGACCCTGAGACAACCGTCCTCGCTCATTACCGGATGCACGGACTGAGCGGCATCGGCATGAAGTCGCCTGACCTTTTCGGCGCTTGGGCCTGTTCAGCGTGTCACGACGAAGTAGACCGCAGAACACAAATCACCCGCGCCGTATTTGTGCAGGTTGCGCACCTAGAAGGCGTCCTGCGCACACAGCAAGCGTTGATTCTTGAAGGGGCGATAAAGCTATGAGCGACGGAACCGGCAAGCCCTGCCCGAAGTGCGGAACTCCGATGGTCAACCTGTCGAGCATCAACGAGCGCCAGTGCATCGGATGCGGCCATAGCGAGCCGTGGAAATTATCAGAAGGCCAAAAGCCGCTAATCAACACCAGTCGAGGGGATAAGACGAAATGAGCGCATTAGATATTCAGATCGGCGGCAGTCATTACCGCAAAGGCGGCATCCAGCCTGTGCAGTACATCGAGGCAAACAAGCTGACCTTTCTTGAGGGCTGCGTGGTCAAGCGCGTTACCCGCCACGACAAGCCGACCGGCAAGGGCCGGCAGGACATTGAAAAGGCAATCCACGAACTGCAATTGCTGCTTGAGCTTCGCTACCCGCTGGAGCCAGACCGCGCAGACCTTGGCGACTTCGGGCAGCAGAACCAATGGCCGGCAGACGATAGCCGCATGGACGTGATCGGGCAGAACGGGAATGACGGGGAGCATTACTTGCGCTTCACATGCGAGGGCTGCGGGGAAAATCTAAACCAAGAAACGCTTACAACACACAGGTGCGGTGAGCCGCTGAAGTTTATTGGTAAGCCGTTGAAGTCTTGGGGTAAGCGGTATTGATCTGTGGCGAATGCTGGCAAAAACATGGCGATGCTTTCGCCTGCCGAGAGGTTGGCTGTCTCTGCAGATCGGTTGGCCTGCTTGATCCGTTGGGAAGTTCGGACTTTGACGGGGAAGGATCGGCAGAGAGTAGCGCGGCTGCTGCTGGAGAAGCATTCAGCGGAAATGCGGCCATTGATTCAGGAAGCACTGACGAGGCGGGCGAATGGTAGCCGTAAGTAAGAACGAGTCGGAAAGCGCACTGGAGCGGCAACTGCTCGATGCCGGCATCTATCACGTCAAGGAATACCGCTTCGGCGCCGAGGCTTCTGGAGGTACGGGGAAAGGGTTAAAGGCTCGCCTAGCAGCATCAGGGCTTCGGGATTGGCGCGCTGACTTCGCCATTCTTGACTCGGAGCTGCTGATCGAAATTGAGGGAGGCGGCTGGACTGGCGGCAGGCACACAAGCGGCAAGGGGTTTGCCGATGATCTGCGCAAGTACGACGCAGCGGCTCGGCTTGGATGGACGATTTATCGCTGTGATCCGGCAATGGTCAGAAATGGCCGCGCACTGGAAACCATCAAGATCATTTTGAAGCTAAAGACAGAGGGCGGCGCATGAGAAAGGTTACGGACGATCAGATCAAGGAAGCGTTGCGAACGCTGTCAGTCAAAAAGGCTTCAAAGCATCTCGGAATAAGCGAAAGGGCGCTTTGGACTCGTAAGGCAAAGTTGGCCCGTCAAGGCTGGTCGCCTGAGCATGACATGACAAAAACCGTGCCGGATGGGTTCTTGATCAGAGGTACATCGACCCTATACGACGAGGAAGGAAAAGCAAAGCTGCAATGGGTGAAGACAAGCATGGACCACGAACGGCAAGAGCAGATCATGCGCGAAGTGGTCAGCGCCATGACTGAGGAAGTCAAGCCGGTTGAGGCCGTCAAGCCGCCAAAGCACACGCTCGACAAGCTGCTGAACTGCTACGTCATCACCGATTATCACTTGGGCGCAAAGGCTTGGGGAGAGGAAACCGGCGCAGATTGGGACATGGGCATAGCCGAGAATCTGCTTGTCGAGTGGTTCGGGGCTGCAATCGCTCAAGCGCCTGATTCTGCTGTCGGCGTGTTCGCCCAGCTTGGCGACTTCCTGCATTACGACGGCCTCCAGGCAATCACGCCAACCTCGGGGCATCTGCTAGACGCTGACACGCGCTTTCAGAAGATCATCAGGGTTGCAATCGCAGCAATCCGGCGCATTACGGCAATGCTGCTGCTCAAGCATGAGCGAGTAATTCTGCTAATGGCTGAAGGCAACCACGACATTGCGTCAAGCATGTGGCTGCGTGAACTGTTCGCCGCGCTCTACAGCGATGAGCCGCGCATCGAGGTCATTACTCGGCCTGACCCTTACTACTGCATAGAACACGGGCAAACCTCGCTTTTCTTCCATCACGGACACAAGAAAAAGCTCGAGCAGCTTGAAACCGTGTTCGTGGCTAAGTTCCGCGAGATATACGGGCGCACCAAGTACAGCTACGCGCACACGGGCCACCTGCACCACAACATCATGCTAGAGCGCAACACCATGCAGCTTGAGCAGCACAGGACTTTAGCCGCGCCAGATAGCCACGCAAGCCGGGGCGGGTGGGTCAGTGGACGTGACGCGAAGGTGATCACTTACCACTCAGAGCGCGGTGATGTGGGTCGAATCATCGTTTCGGTGGACATGATCGGAAGCGCCGCTTAATTATCAATCGGGGGGTTGTTAGCATGAGCAAAGACGCAGAAGAACTTTTGACTCAATGGGGCGTTTGGGTGTGGGAAGGTACTGGTGTGCCTGGCTACGTTTCACCGATGCGCGTCCTGATGCGGGATAACGTCGAGCAGATCGGTCGGCCTAGTGCCTGCATCACCGATGAGGAAGCCATGAGGATTGACCGGATCATTGCCGAGTTGTGGAACAAGTCGGACAAGATAGCCGACTGCCTGCGCCTGTATTACGCCACAAACCGCACGCACGAGCAGGTTGGCCGGTTGCTAGACCTTAACCGGCTGAAGGTTCGGGAGTACCTTATCAAAGGCGTTGCATACGTCGAAGGGCGCATTGATGAGAGTGCGGCGGCATAACTGTATAAAAAAACATGCTGGACGTATTGACAGTGTTAACTTGAAACTGTACAAAGTCAGCTAAGTTGCGGTTTTACCGCTTAGAAAGCCCTGATTCTCACGAGTCGGGGCTTTTTTTTGCCCGCCAAGCCTAGAACGCTGGGAGTTTCCCGGTAGTGCTGGCCCTGTAATGGGGCGATGCTCAAATTGTGCGGGCCTTATTCATGCTGTGCCGCCTCCCCTCGGCACTCTCAGCCCTGCTAGCGCGGGGCTTTTTTATTTCTAAGGACTATCCATGAGCGATGGAAGCCCAAGCACAGGCGACAAAGTGGCCATGATCGACTCCGTTTATCAGCGATTGAACGCACTGGAGCGCGACATGCACACGCACACCTTTCGCCTGGACACTCTTGAGAGTGAGCGCCTTCCGCATCGCGTGGCATCGGTTGAGCAGAACACAGTCCAGATTCGCATCGACGTAACCAAGATCGAGCGGATATGGGAAGGCGTGCAAAAGACCCTCAACGAACAGAACTCAGCAATGGCCCGCTATCAGAACGAGATCAAGACAATGATCCGCACAGCGGGCGTTATTGGTGCGGCCATCCTCGGCTTCATTGAGCTGCTGCCGTTCTTCAAGAGCATTCTGTAGTTTCAAAAGTGGAAATGTTTAGAAATGGCCAGACCTAAAGGCATACCCAAAACCGGAGGCCGGCAGAAAGGCACGCAGAACAAGATCACAGCCGACATCAAGGAGCTAGCGCAGAGCTTTGGCGATGAAGCGATCAAGTCTTTGGTTGAGATAGTCCGAGACACTGAAGCGCCTCACGCAGCAAGAGTTGCTGCAATCCGTGAGGTTCTGGATCGTGGCTACGGCAAGGCCAAGCAAGGCGTTGAGCTTACTGGCGAAGGCGGCGGGCCTGTCGGATTTATCCTAGAGGTAACTGGAGTTGATCCGACAAAAGGTTGAAGTGCCTAGCGCCTTCCTGCCGTTGTTCCAGCCGTACCGATACAAAACGCTTTATGGTGGCCGAGGCAGCGGTAAGAGTTGGTCAGTAGCTCGCGCACTGGTGACGATTGCAGCAACCAAGCCTATTCGCGTGCTGTGCGCTCGGGAGACTCAGAAGTCTATCCAAGAGTCAGTGCATAGGCTGCTTAAGGATCAGATCGGATTGCTCGGCCTTGAGGCTGCATTCGACATACAAGAAACACGGATCATCGGGCGTAATGGCTCTGACTTCGCTTTTGCTGGCATCAGGCAGCAAGGCGTTGCGAATCTGAAGTCGTTTGAAGGCGTTGACGTCTGCTGGGTTGAAGAAGCCCAAGCCGTAAGTAAACGATCTTGGGACATTCTGATCCCGACAATCAGAAAGCCTAGCTCCGAAATCTGGATCACGTTCAACCCTGAGCTAGACAGCGATGAGACTTATGAGCGCTTCGTCCTGTCGCCGCCTGCTGGCAGCTTCGTGCAAAAGGTTAACTGGGATTGCAATCCTTGGTTTCCTGATGTGCTTGATGCTGAACGTCGCGATCTGCTTGTTCGTGATCCTGTTGCTTACAAGACTGTCTGGGGCGGTGAGTGCCGGCCAGCGGTCGAGGGAGCGATCTACGGGCGCGAAATGGCCGCATTGCAGGAGGCGGGCCGAGTCAGATCAGTGCCTTATGACCCGTTACTGAAAGTTCATACGTTCTGGGACTTGGGATGGAATGACGAAACGTCAATCATCTTTGCCCAGCGCGCAGCCTCAGAGATTCGGATCATTGACCACATCAGCAGCAGCTTTCTAACGTTGGCTGATTACGTCAAGCAGCTTGAGGCAAAGCCTTACCGCTACGGGACGGACTTCCTCCCGCATGACGGCAACGCCAAATCAGTGAACACAGGCAAGAGCGCTCGGGAAATCCTCGAAGCGCTTGGCCGCAATGTTGAGATTGTTCCAAAGCTCAATGTTGAGGAAGGCATTGCAGCGGCTCGGTTGATGTTCCCGCGCTGCTACTTCGACGCCGACAACACCGGCAAGTTGATTCAGTCGCTCAAGAAGTACCGCCGCCAGATGCACCAATCAACCGGCGCATTCGGCGCGCCTTTGCACGATGACGCATCGCACGACGCAGACGCATTCAGATATTTAGCCGTTGGCGAGTCTGGGCTTTCCAACGGTGACAGGGGCTTTGCTCCAATCCAGTATCGAAACAGGGTAATTGCATGAAGATGACCGAAACAGAGCTGCTGAACTTTCTGGACGAGGAAGCGCGCCAGTCACGCGAGCTTAGCCAGTCGGACGTTGCGGCTGATCGCTCCAGGTCTATGCGTGCTTACATGCGCGAGCCTTACGGCAACGAGGAAGAAGGGCGCTCGGCTGTTGTCGCGTCTGACGTCTTTGATGCGGTGGAAGGCATGCTTCCTGACCTGATCGAAGTCTTTACCAGTTCCGACAAGGCTGTGGTGTTTGAGCCTGTTGGCGCTGAAGACGAGGAAAGCGCAGAGCAGGTGACGAACGCCTGCAACTATGTGTTCTACAAGCAAAATAACGGCTTCCTGATCCTTTACACGGCGCTGAAAGATGCGCTGATGCTCAAGACCGGCGCGGTCAAATGGTACTGGGAAGAAAAAGAAACACCGACCTTCCAGACCTATCGCGGCGTCACTGAAGACCAGATAGCCGAGTACCTGCTTGCTAACCCTGACACCAAGGTTCTGAGCAAGGAAGAAGCCGAGCCTACTGACGAGGAACTTCAGCAGTTCCAGATGCAGGCCGCGCAAGAGTTTGAGATGACCGGCCAGATGCCGGCTATGCCTGTGCGCTACAACGTCCACGCTAAGAGCGTCGAGAAGAAAGGCGTGTGCCGTGTGTGCGCTATGCCTCCCGAGGAACTGCGCGTTTCAGCTTGGCACGACTCGATCCTTCTGGACGAATGCCAATACGTTGCGCACGTCACACAGAAGACCCTGAGCGACATTCTGTCGATGGGTTACAACGTGACCGCCGACGATGTTAGCCGCGCCACCAACGAGAACGGCGATTGGGAGCGTTATTCGCAGTCTTCTCAGCTTCGTGATCAATGGCTAGACGACAACAACGCTGACGAGTCCAGCACGCGCGGATACCTGCGTGATGAGTATGTGTTGGTTGACTTCGACGGTGACGGGATCGCAGAGCGCCGCCGGATTGTGCGCTTGGGTGATCTGATCCTAGAAAATACCGAATGCTCGCACGTCCCGATTGCTGCTTGGACGCCTTACATCCTGACTCACCAGTTCAACGGCCTGTCGGTTGCTGATCTGGTCGAGGAGTTCCAGCGCATTCACACGGTGATCATGCGCAACCAGTTGGACAACCTCGCGCTCGCCAACAACCAAGAGTCGGTCGTTCTGACTGACGCGCAAGGCAACCCGAAAGCCGACATTGACGGCCTGCTTAACCGTCGCCCGGGCGGCATCATGCTAGAGCATGTAGCCGGAGCCATTCGCCCATACAACGAACGCTGGCAGGGCATCGAAGCCATGCCGATGCTTGAGCAATTGCAGGGCGAGAAGGAGAACCGCACAGGCTGGACTCGCTACTCGCAAGGGCTTGACGGCGATAGCCTGAACAAAACCGCAACCGGCGCTCAAATGATTATGAACGCCAGCCAAAAGCGCATGAAGCTCATGGCCCGCATCGCTGCCGAGTGTCTGGTTGCACCTATGTTCAGAGGGATATTCAAAACCCTCTCAGATCACGGCATGCAGCAGATTAGCTACCGGCTGAACGGCAAGTTTGTGCAGTACAACCCGCAAGAGTGGCGCGACCAGTACGACATGACGGTCAACGTGGGCATCGGCACGGGCGATGTTCAGCAACAGAGCGCATTCCTGATGCAGATCGCGCAGAGCCAAGCCGCTGTGGCTGGTTCGCCATTCGCTGCGAAGCTGCTCTCGCCCAAGTCTGTCTACAACGTGCAGGCAAGATTGGCCGAGAACGCAGGCTTCAAGAACCCCGGCGAGTTCTGGGTTGATCCTGACACCATCGAGACGCCAGACGCTCCGCCTCCACCAAATCCAGCGGTTGAGCTTGAAAAGGCGAAGCTGCAAGACAGCCAGCAGAAAGCTCAGGCACAGATGCAGCTCGATCAGCAGAAAGCCATGCTCGACGCGCAGCAGAAAGCCCAGCAGAGCGAGGCCGATTTCGCATTCAAGGCGCATCAGGCGGAGCTTGACCGTCAGCATGAAATCTATCTGGAGCAGATGCGCCAGCAATCAGCCGAGCGCATGAAGGCGATGGAGTTGATGGCCGCAAACGCCGCCGAGCCTGAGCAAGACGTTGAATCAATGATGCTTCAAATGCAGCAGCCTTTCGCCATGCTGGCAAATGCACTGGCCGCGCCTAAGCGGGTCGTCCGTGACGCTAACGGGCAGGCTGTCGGCGTCGTTTCCGAGTTAAACCAAGGGATTCAACAATGAGCAAAAGTAACGCAACAGAAAACGACATTGTGCAGTTCATCTTCAACAACGTCGCCATGCCGTCCTACGGGTCGAACTTGCAGGTGAATCTGCACACGGCTGACCCCGGCGAAGCTGGTACGGCTACCACTTCCGCGCCGACCTATACCGGCTATGCGGCTGTGGCTGTGTCGCGTGATGGTTCAGGCTGGACGGTGGCGAGCAATCAGGCGAGCAACACTGCCGAGGTTACTTTCCCTGAGTGTACCGGCGGCTCTGACACGCTGACTCACGCGAGTGTTTCAGTGGTGGCGACTGGTCAAATCCTCTATTCCGGTGCGCTGACGGCATCGCTGGCGGTCAGTAACTTGATCACGCCGCGCTTCCCTGCCGGCACCCTTGTGATGCAGGAGGACTGATCATGCCAGAAAGTTATTTCACGCTGCCGCCTGACTCAACCGGAAAACAGATCAGAACGCGCACCAAGGTAATTCTTGGCCAGACCGTACATGAGCAAGCGGTATATCAGACAGCGTTGCCGACCTTCTTTGCTATCGCTGATGCTGTGGCACTGGCTGCGAACAAGCACCATATCAGCGTTTTTAACGGTGCTGGTAGCGGCAAGATGGTCACGGTTCGCAAGCTGTTCCAGATCAACAACCAGCTCGCCGCAGTAACTGGCGTTGCATTGCGATTTTCGATGTTTCGCAGCACCGTCCAGAGTGCAGGCACGGCAATCACGCCTGTATCTGCCGACACTGACGACACGCTGCCGGCAGGTATCACTGTGGCAACCGGCGCGACTGTCACGAACGGCGGCCTGCTGTTCCCTTACATAACCACATCGGACGAGATGACGGCGGCCAACACTGCCGTTGCGAACTACCTCAGCCAGTACGGCAACTTGATGATGGAAAGCCCGGAGATTAAGGAATTGCGCCTGCGTCCGGGAGAGGGCTTCACTGTGCAGCAAATTACCAGCAGCACAGTCGGTAGCTTTGCATGGATCATGGTCTTCACCGTGGATGATGACCTGTAATGCCTGCCGGTGCGTTCTTCGCCTTTCACCTGTACGGGCCTGCTATGGGTGCGATGTTGTCCAACGACAGCATCGGTACAGTTGCGGGTGATGTGAGCGCAACGGCTCGCGCTACCGGCACTCTGTCCGGTCAGGGGCTTGTAACCAACGCCAAGGCGACACGGCTGCGCAACCAGCCCTGCACGATCACGGCTCAGGGCTTGATGACTCAGGCGCTACCCAAGGCTGCGGCGCGAGTCGCAGCGGTGATCAAGGTCAACGAGCTTTCGCAGGATGACGTGACCGGAGCCGTGCTTGAGGCGAAAGTCGAGGGCAGTCTGTCACTCAAAGAGGCGATCCGGCTGCTGCTGGCCGTCGCTGCCGGTGATGCAACGGGGCTGGAAGGTTCCGCTCCCGTGTTCAAGTCACAAGACGGCACGAAAAACCGCATCGAAGCCACTTATGCTGCGGGGGAACGTAACGTCACGCTACTGGATGCTAGCTGATGGAATGGTACGGCAGTTATCTAGGCGCATGGCTTGGCGCTGGTGGCGAATCGCCGCCTGGCGTCATATCTGCAACCATTCACGGCACAAGCAGCCTAACAGGCACGCTGGAGGCCGTTGAGGGCAGCGCGCCGGCTGGCGGTCACGGCTTCGTCATCACTGACCATGCGCCGCGCCTGTGGTGGCAGCGCAAGCCCAAGGCAATGCCGGTTGAAGAAGCCGAGCAGAAGGTTGCTCGCATCGCTGGAACTATCGAGCGCATAGCCAGCAAGCAAGGGGCTGCAAGCCCAGCAACACGCAAAGAGATTGTGAAAGCCATCGCGCCGCAGCTTGCGGAAATGCCTGGCTTTGACTGGACGGTGATTTACCAAACCGTCCTGCTTGGGTTGCATATTCGTCAACAAGAACAAGAAGCCGAATTTGCTCGATTAGAGGCTGAACAGGCCGCGCTGATGCGGATTGCTCAGGACGAAGACGATCTATTGATCCTGCTGCTTGCGGCATAGGGGAAACGATGAGCGAAACAGACTATCGAGCAACGGAATACAAGGGCCAATTGGCTCTGAGCCTTGCCGAGAATGAATTACTCACTGAGGCGCTTGATGCCATCGACAAGGAAGTAATGGAGCAGTGGATTGAATGCCCAGCCCGTGACAAGGAAGGCAAGGAAGCGCTGTGGCAACTGATCAAGACTAGCCGCAAGTTCCGCAGCGTCCTGACCGGCTATATCAACTCCGGCAAGCTGGCTACCGAGCAGCTCAAGCGTTACGAGAAGGAATCGAAACTCAGTCGAATCTTCGGCTGAAACAGAGCAACCAACCGACCCGCCTAGTGCGGGTTTTTTTATGCCCGCAATTTGGGCGCTTAGGAGTGTGTGATGGACACCAATCTGGAATCAGAAGTGTCGTTGGACGATGTAGCCGGTCTATTGGGCGACGAGATCGAAGACGAGGAAATCGAGGCATCTGGCGAAGAGGAACAGCCCGAAGAGGAGCTGCAATCCGACGAGCCGGAAGAAGACGACTCTGAAGTGGTCGAGATCGAGGGCAAGTCTTACAAGGTTCCAAAAGAACTGAAAGACATGGTCTTGATGCACAAGGACTACACACAGAAAACACAGGCAGTTGCCGAGCAACGCCGGGCTGTAGATGAGCGTGCGCAAGCTCTCGAAAGCCGCGAGCGGATCATGGCTCAGACCTTTGACAAGGCTGTTGAGTTTCGGGACGTGCAAAACCGGCTAACCCAGTACGAGCAAATCGACTGGCAGAGCTTGGCAGAGCAAGACCCAGCACAGGCCACAAGGCTGAACATTGCTTACCAGCAACTCCAGCGAGAGGCGCAAACCAAGTGGAACGCACTGCAACAGGCGAACTCCCAGGCCGAGCAACTGACGCAAGAGCAGCGTCAGCAACAGCTTGTCCAGGCCGAGCAAGACCTGAAAGCACGCCTTCCAAACTTCGGGCCGCAGCTTGCTGAAAAGATCGTAACAACCGCCAAAGATTCGTATGGCTTCACGCCGCAAGAACTGGAAGGGCTGACAGATGCTCGCCATGTCCACGTTCTGCACGACGCGATGAAGTGGCGCGAATTGCAGGCGCAAAAACCCAAGGCGATGCGCTCAGTGCAAGAGGCTCCAAAGGCCATCAAGCCAGCAGCCGCACAGCCTAAACGAACCAATCAGGCCGCTTCCGACCGACTCCGCAAAAGCGGGCGCATGGAAGATTTGGCCGCATTTTTCTAAGGAGTAGCCCTCATGGCTCAGCCAGCGAATACTTTTGACTCATACGATGCCATTGGCAACCGTGAAGACCTGCAAGACAAAATCTACATGGTGTCACCGGAAAAAACCCCAATCGTTTCGGCAATTCGCCGCTTCACTGCTACCCAACGCCTGCATGAATGGCAGCGCGATGCACTGGCAGCGCCGAACAAAGACAACGCAGTGATTGAAGGCGACGACCGTACTGGTACTGCGCTGACCGCCACTCAGCGTGTGGCTAACACCGTGCAACTGTTCGACAAGGTTGCTGTTGTTGCTGGCACTCAGAAGAAAACCAAGTCTGCCGGTCGTTCTTCTGAAATGAAGTACCAGATCAGCAAGGCGATGACCGAACTGAAGCGCGATGTTGAAGCAATGGTTCTGTCTGATAACGTCGCTGTTCAGGGCAACTCGACCACTGCGCGCAAGTCTGCCGGTCTGGGCGCTCTGTTGTACACCAACGTAAGCCACGGCGGCGCTGGTGCTACTCCTGCGCACACTTCAGGCTTGGCAACTGCCGCACAGACTGCCGGTACTAACCGCGCAATCTCGGAAACCCTGTTGAAAACCGTGCTGCAAAGCATTTACACCAACAGCGGCGAGATGCCTTCGATCATCTCCCTGACTCCTTCGCACAAGGGTTTGTTCTCTGCCTTCACCGGCATTGCAGTAAACCGTTTCAACGTGGCGAAGGGTAAGCAGGGCGTGATTGTCGGCGGTGCTGATGTGTACATGAGCGACTTCGGTGAGTTGACCGTTGTTCCGAACTATGTGCAGACCACTGCCAACGCAAACGCTGCTTTCATCCTCAACCCTGAGTATGCAGGCATCGCTTACCTTGGCGGCTTCCAGTCCGAGCCTCTGGCTAAGACTGGTCACACTGACAAGGAAATGGTTTCTGTTGAAGCCTGCCTGGTTGTGACCTCGGAAACAGCGCACGGAAAGATCGCAAACCTCGTTGCATAACGAGTGAAACAGGAAAGGGGGCCAGAAATGGCCCCTTTTTTATTGGGTCGAATTTTTCCGTAAGCACGCATTACGCAAGGATTTGAGGGCATCACATGAGCAAGATCACAGAACACGACCGTCAGACGGGCATCACGACGACCACTCACTACCTCGACGATAAGGTGGTCTTTCAGAAGACCTACGATGGCCAGCAGTTCGTCGATGCAGCCGCCGAGATGCGCGCCGCGACCGAGGGCGAGAAGTGGGGCGAGTTCCGGCATGTCGGGTTCATTCCGATGGCCGAAATGGCGACGATGATGCGCCAAGATGGCGGCATTGATCAGAAACGCATGATCGCCTGGCTGCGCGCTAACCCTCAGTTGGCCACTTTCTCCAAGGTGCTGAAATGACTTATGCCGAACTGCTGACGAAGGTTGCCGCATGGATGAACCGCGACGATCTGACGGCCAGAATCCCCGACTTCGTGGAACTGGCAGAGGAACGCATGAATCGGTATCTGCGCGTTCGTCAGATGGAGTTGGCTTTGCCTGTTACGGCCATCGTAGCCAACGAGGTAACGCCCGCTGCTGACGTGATCGACGTCAAGGTGTTGTGGGTTCCGAATTGCGAGGCAACCCCACTCAAGGCGCAGTCGTTGGAGTCTGTCGTGGCTAATGGGCCAGACGGCTTTCCGACCATGTACGCATGGAGCATCGGCAACCTGTATTTCGACGGCGGCGGCGACGTGCAGGGCGTGCTTTATGAGCGCATCCCAGCCTTAGCCACTGCCTCAACCAATTGGGTAAGCACAGACGCGCCTAGCCTGTACCTGTTCGGTGCGATGCTGGAGGCGAAGCTGTACGTTGGCGACGATGCCGGCGCGGCGAACTGGGGCGCACGCTTTCAACAGGTACTCGACGACCTGAACGGCAACGACAAGCGCCGCTCTGGCCCGCTAGTATCGAGGCCGCGCTAATGGTTCCGATTCTTGGCTTTGCGCCGGACGCCGACCAGACAACGCCAGGCATTCTATCGGACTGCGAGAACCTGATCCCTGCCGTTATTGGCATGGAGGGCGCGCCGTCTGCCGTGACGCCTTCGGGAGTTCCTGCGCTGGCCGCTGGCTGCAAAGGCGCTGCCGTCGTCTACAAACTGGACAACACGCGCCGCCTGTTTGCCGGATCGCAGACAAATTTGTATGAGCTGGTCGGTAGTTCGTGGACTGACCGCAGCCGCGCCGGTAACTACACAGCAGGCACTGACTCGCGCTGGGCCTTTGCTCAGTTTGGCGACTCTACGCTGGCTTGTAGCGGCTCTGAGGTCATTCAACGATCGACCACTGGCGCATTCGCTGACATTGCCACGGCTCCACGGGCTGAGGTGATCTTTTCGGTCGGTGCGTTCGTGATGGCACTTAACACCAACGACGGCACAGCGAAGCCTGACGGCTGGCACTGCTGCGCGGCGTTTGACGACACTAGCTGGACGCCTTCTATCACCACTCAGGCCGCATCGGGCCGGCTGGTTGCGACACCTGGCCGGCTAACCGCTGGCGCACGCATGGGTGAATATGCGATTGCCTACAAAGAACGCTCCATTTACCTCGGGCAGTACGTCGGCGCGCCTGTTGTGTGGGATTGGGTGCAAGTGGCTGGCGGCAATGCTGGCTGCGTTGGCAAAAATGCGCTGGTTGATATTGGCGGGGTTCATTTCTTTGTCGGCGAGGATAATTTCTGGCTGTTTGACGGCACGCGCCCGACTCCGCTTGGCGATGGTGCGCTGCGCCTGTGGTTCGTCAACAACTCAAACCAGGCTTTCCTATACAAGACCGTTTGCACGTTTGACCGGCAGAACAATCGGGTGTGGATTTTCTACCCAGGCATTGATTCGACCGAGTGCAATCAGGCGATTGTGTACCACGTTCAGTCTAAGCTGTGGGGCCGCGCTAACCGCTCTATACAGTGCGCGCTGACCTATGTGTCCAACGGTTACACATACGACACCATGAACACGCTCAGCGCGACCTATGACGCCTTCCCTTCGATTAGTTGGGGTTCGCAGTTCTGGAATGCGGCTAGCAGTTCTCTGGCTGTGTTCAACACATCGAATCAGCTTCAATCGCTATCGGGCGCCTCGACCTCAAGTGGCATGACCACCGGCGAAGTGGGCGATGATGATGCGGTTATGTTGCTTCAGCAAATCCGCTTTCGGTATGGCGTGGCGCCGACCTCGGCAACCATTCAAACAAAGTACATGCAGAACAGCGGCGGGACTTATGCGGACGGGGTCAGCGGATCGCTGAACGATGGCAAGTTTGACACCTTGAAGGCTGCGCGCTGGCACAAAGCCACTGTGAACTTCACGGGGCCGGTTCGCGTCACGCACTTGAATGCAACCATGAAGCCGGCAGGCAGCAGATGAGCCGGCTCAATAACTCGCCTCGGGTCGGCATCAATGACCCGATCTTGCAGCGCGAATTGCGGGAACACGCGATTCAGGTCAACAACTTGACCGAGGGTCGCGTGGCTGCGGTGACAAACGCCACAACAGCAGCGCCGACCGCTGGCCCGAACAAGCAGGGCGATTTCGTGCGCAACAGCACGCCGACCGAGCTTGGCGCGGCGTCTAGTAAGTATGTGATTTACGGGTGGCTGTGCGTTGCAAGTGGCACGCCTGGCACTTGGGTTCAGTGCCGCTTTCTTACGGGGGCTTGATGGGTCGTTTAATCGTTGTACCGCATACGCACATCGATCAGGCATGGAAGGAAGGCGCAAGCAACCTCGGCCTCGCCTGCTCTGGCTCTACCGACGAGATAACCGGCGACCAGCTCAAGATGATGCTGAGCCGTGGCGAACGGACATTGATTCGCATGGACAACGACGGCGAGCCGGTGGGCTGGGTGGTGGCTGGCGTCGATCAGTTGCCGAATGTTCGGACGATGTTCGTTTATGACCTGTACGCCCCGAACGGCCACTTTGAAAACTTTTTCGATGAATTTAAAGACATGGCAAAAGCACTCGGATGCTCCCGCATTCGCTGCGCAGCCAAACCCGCGCAAGAACGGCTCTACCGAATGCGCTTTGGCTACAAGCCCGTTTACACAGTGCTGGAGGTAGAGATATGAATCAGATGGACGAATGGGTCAGCGCCGAATTTGGCGGGCCTGCGATGGGTGCTTTGCCGGCGTTTAAGGGTGACAAGCTGCGCCCGCATAAGAGCGGCGGCGGCGGTGGTGGTGGGTCAACTACAACACAATCAATCCCTGAAGAACTGAAGCCGCTGGCGAGCGCCTATGCCACAAAGGCAATGGACTTGTCGAACGATCCTTACCAAAGCTTCAACTGGATGAATCGGTTTGAGAACTTCAACTCAGACCAGAATGCAGCTTTAAAGGCTATGACTGACAGAGCTAGTCAAGGCTCTGGAACAATCAACAACGCAGAGGGCCAGCTTAACCAGATCATCCAGGGCGGGCAGACAAATCCCTATCTTGATCAGATGGTAAACAAGGCTCAGGACTCTGTTCGCTCGCAGTTCAACACCGGCGCAGTCAATAGCGGATCGTTCGGCAACTCCGGCCTGCAAGAGCAGTTCCAGAAGGGTTTGAGCGACACCGCCACAAGCATGTACGGCCAAGCCTACGAAACCGACCGCGCCCGTCAGATGCAAGGCATCGGCATGGCTCAGCAGTTCGGCAATCAGGCTTACACAGACGCCGACCAGATGATGAAAGCCGGCCAAGTCAAGCAAGACCTATCGCAAGGCGTGCGCGATTACCTTTATCAAGACTTCAAAGAAAAAGAGAACCTGCCATACAAGCAGCTTGCTGCAATGTCTGGCGTGTTTTCTTCGGGCCTTGGCAGTCAGACGACCAGCAAAACGAGCGGGGGTGGCAAATAATGTTTCCACTATTGATCCCTATGGCGGCGGGCGCAGTCGGCGGTGCGCTGCTGAAGAAAAAAGACCCGCTGAAAGGCGCTTTGCTGGGTGCTGGCCTTGGTGCTGGGGCAGCTGCTGCGGCTCCTGCTATTGGCGGGCTGCTGGGAGGCTCTGGCGCTGCCGCTGCTGCGCCTTGGGCTGACGGCGCGGGTGCAATCGTTGCGCCTGCTGCTGGGCCTGAGACGGGACTTCTAGCCTCGACCAATGCCGCGCTGAAGGAATACGCCCCGATGCTTAATGCGGCGTCTACCGGCATTCAAATGTCAGGCGCGCTTGATCAGCAACCAGAACAGGCCGCACCGGCTCCGGCTCCGATGAATCAGGGCGGGGCCGAGGTGCTTGCGCAGATTGCCGGCCAAGGTGGCGCAAATATGTCTGCCGATATGCAAGAGCGTGCGCGCCGTCGCGCCATGCTTCGCGGGGGTGTGTAATGGCTGAATCTAACGGCTTGCTCGATCTGATGAAAAGCCCTGCCGCTATGGGCCTGCTCGCTGCGGGCTTCGGCGGTCTGGCTGGCGCTAACCGAAACACTCCGATCAACAACTTGGGCCGCGCTGGTCTGGCTGGTCTGGCTGGCTATTCTGCTGCGGATGCCTTGCAGCAAAAGCAGCGCGATCAGGACAAGGCAGCGGCTATTCAGGCGGCTATCCCGACGCTGTACGGTCAAGACGGGACGTTCGACTATCGCAAGGCTGCCGAGCTTGGCGCTTCGCCTTCTGACATTAAGGCTTACGCCGAACTGCCGAGCCTTGGTTCGCCGCAGGCTTGGAAAACGCTGGAAGTGCCTGGCGCTGACGGCAGCAAGAAGATCATCACTCTCGACAAACGCGGTCAGATTCTCGGGGATGGATTTGCCGGCTACGTCGCGCCGCAACTGGTAGACACTGGCGACAAAAAGCAATTTGTCACGCCTGCCGCTGGCGCTTCGTATCAGGTCGGAATGTCGCCTGCACAGCTTGACGCTCAGAATCGCGGCTGGGCTAACGTCGGACTGCGCGGGCAGCAAAACGCAATCATGGGCGAAGCAAACGCTATCGCCAAGGGTCTGCAAATTGACAAGCAGAAACTAGAAGTTGACAAACTGGAAGCCGAGAAGGCTGAAAGGGATCGCGCACTTCAAGCACAGCAGGCGTCAATCGGTGCGCAAATTGGCGTAATTGATAAGGCTCTGACGCATCCAGGCAGAACAACCGTGACCGGCTTGTCTGGAAACCTTGACCCACGGAACTACATCGCCGGCACTGACGCCACGAACTTCAAGACGGTCGTTGACCAGCTTGGAGGCGCTGCATTCTTGCAGGCTTTCGAGTCTCTGAAAGGTGGCGGCCAGATCACGGAAGTGGAAGGCAAGAAAGCCACGGACGCAATGGCGCGGCTTAATACTGCGCAGAGCGATGATGAGTTCAAAGCATCGCTTGAGGAATTGCGCGGCATCATGGCGCAGGGTCAGGCGCGGCTTGGTGGCGCACCTGCTCAGGGCGGCAACCTGACCGACTCAAGCAACCCGCCGGCTAACCTGCAAGGCCCGCAAGCCGGTGCTGTTGTTGACGGCTACCGCTTCAAAGGTGGCAACCCTGCCGATCCTGCCAACTGGGAGGCGCAATAATGGCAAAGCCTTGGGAGCAGTACCAAACCGCAGCAGCGCCCGCGCCAAAGCCGTGGGAGAGGTTCGCCGCTGCGCCTGAATTTGCAGAGGTTGCCGAGCCAGTTCCGGTCGAACAGCCAAAGCCAAACACCGGACTGGAAACCGGACGCCAGCGCAAGCCGGTGATCACGGGCCAGATTCGCAACCGGCCTTCGGACATTGCCGCAGATCAGGCGGCGGGCAACCTAGTTGCCGGAACTGTTCGCGGGGCTGGCTCGATTGGTGCAACGCTGCTTGCGCCTTATGACATGGCAGTCGATGCGCTTGCCGGCAAAGGCTTGTCGCTTGATTCGAATCGTCAGCGCCGCGCAGACATGGACGGCGGGCTGGAAACAATGGGCGCGGAGCCTGAGTCTGGCCTGTACAAAACCGGCAAGCTAGCTGGCGAAATCGCCGGAACTGCGGGCGCTGGTAGCGTTCTGGCCAATGGCGCTCGGGTGGCCGGTGCTGCGCCTTCTGTCGTGCAAGGGCTGACGACTGGCGGGCTGAATGTGGCCGGCAAGACTGGCACGCTCGGGCTTCTGACTCGCGGCGTGACAGGCGCGGCTACTGGCGGCGCTGCTGCTGGTCTTGTCAATCCCGAGGATGCAAAGACTGGCGCAATGGTTGGCGGCGTGATTCCTGTGGCTGCAAAAGGACTGGCAGAAGGCGCACGCGCAGCAGGGTCAGCGATTGTTGGTCAAGTGTCGCCAGAAGTGGCCGCGCTTGCTGGTCGCGCCAAGCAGCTTGGCATTGATATACCTGCCGACCGGATCACCAATAGCAAGCCTCTGAACGCTGTGTCGGCATCGCTTGAGTATGTTCCGTTCAGCGGTCGAGCGGCTACCAATGACAACATGGTTAGCCAGCTAAACCGCGCTGTGTCGCGCACGTTTGGACAAGATACCGACAACGTGACTCAGGCGCTCAGGACGGCCCGTGGATCGCTTGGTGGCGAGTTTGACCGTGTATTGCAAGCAAACACTGTGCGAGTTGATCAGCAGTTTGCCGACGATCTGACGCAGCATTTGCAGCGTGCAACCAAAGAGCTAGGCAGCGACGGCGAGAAGATCATCCGCAACCAGGTGGACGAGATTCTGGCAAAGGCGCAGGGCGGCGCAATCGACGGGAAAGCGGCTTACAACATCAAGCGCGATCTTGACCGAATCGCCAAGCGCAGCACGCCGGAAGCGTTCTATGCCAAAGAGGTTAAAAACTCGCTGATGGGTGCGCTTGAACGGAGCCTCGGGCCTGATGATGCCGCTGCTTTCCTCAAGACTCGCCAGCAGTACGGCAACATGAAAAGCATGGAGAAGCTGGCCGCTAACGGCGCAGAGGGTGACATTTCAGTTGCTCGGCTCGCCAACATGAAGAACATCAACAACAAAGACCTTCAAGAGCTTGCCGATATTTCCGCGCAGTTCATCAAGACCCGCGAAAGCCCTCACGGTGCGCTTCAGAGGCTTGTGATCGGCGGTACTGGCCTTGGCCTTGGTGCTGGCGCTGGGATGCTTCCAGTAGTCGCAGGAACGGCTGCGCTCGGGCGAGCTACTAACTCGCTACTGAACAGCGAAGCGGCAAAGCGCATGGTCATGGGTGGGCTGCTTAATCAGGGGCCGCCTCTGATGCTTCGCCAAGGCTTGCTTGGTGCTTCAAAGGTTGCGCCGGTACTTACTGCCCAGTAATGCCCATGTAAAAGCCGTAAATGATCGCGCCAACGCAGATCACAACGCCTTTCAAAATCATCCAATCCGTGAACGCGAATTCCACTTTTATCACCCTGTATCGGGAGCATTATCTATGCCCGTACCATCAGTAATTAACGACCTTTCAACGGTTGTCGCGTCAAACTCCCCAGCGGGGAGCGAGTCGCCAGCAACCGCAGACGATTACTTCCGCGCACACGCTGCATTTATAGCACAACTGCGGGATAAGGTCGGCGTCGGTCTTGCCAAAAACAAGCTGATCAACGGTGGATTCCTCATCAATCAGCGTGGAGTTTCTGGGACTGTAATTCTTGCCGCTGGCGCATACGGCCACGACCGATGGAAGGCCGGCGCATCTGGCTGCACATACACATTTGCAACGTCTGCCGGCGTAACCACTTTGACAATATCGGCGGGGAGTCTTCAGCAAGTTATTGAAGGCGCCAACATGCAGGGCGGTACGCACTCTCTTTCGTGGACTGGAACGGCTCAGGGGAAGATTGGCGGCGGGGCATATTCGGCCTCTGGCGTCACGGCATCGGCAACGGGCGGCGCGAACCTTACGATTGAGTTCAATACCGGAACCTTGTCGCTTGCACAGCTAGAAATCGGTAGCGTTTCAACGCCATTTGAGAACCGCCCAACCGGTCAAGAGCTTGGCCTGTGTCAGAGGTATTACCAGAGGCTTCAATCATCTAACGGCTTTTTTGCCTATGTGCCAAGCGCGGGGACGCAGCGACTCTTTCAGGGGCAGGTAGCTACAAAGATGCGCGCCACTCCTACCGCGACAATCCCCTCCTACTCTGTATTTGGAGTTGCAACCTCTGCGAGCATTACAGCGGATTCCGATTACTACCAAGTAGCAGTAAGCGCATCGGGAGCAGGCACGGCCGGAGTAAGCACAAACGTAGTTATCGAACTTACGGCGGAGCTTTGACTATGTACCAACTAACCAGCAGCGACACAATAATTCGTATGGCCGATAACGCCAGCATTCCCAACGATCCGGCCAACACAGACCGCCAAAGCTATGAGGCGTGGCTTGCAGAGGGGAATAGTCCTTTGCCTGTTTCGCCAAAGACTTCCGACCAACTGCGCGAAGAATGGAAGGCGCAGCGGGCGGCTCAGGTTGACGCCATCAAGGTTACGACTCAGGCCGGCAATGTGTTTGACGGTGACGAGATAAGCCAAGGCCGCATGGCTCGGGCAATCATCGCGCTCGATGCTTCCGCGCCTGGAACGACAGTCAACTGGGTGCTGGCTGACAACTCCGTCATTCACGCAACCTCGCTGGAGCTTGTCGAGGCGCTGGCGCTGGCCGGTGCTGCGCAGGCTGCCATCTGGGTGGCTGAATGAGTCGGCTGGCAATGGTGGCGATCTGGCTTCTCTGCCAAGTCGCGCACGTTGTCGCGTCTGTCTGGATGCTGCTTGCCGCGCTCTATGGAAGTCCTAGGGCGTGGCGGCTGGCTATCGGTTACGACCAGCTCGCTAACGTGGCATTTGGCGGCGATCCAGACGAAACCATCAGCAGCAGGGCGGGGCGCGCATTGCGCAAGGGCGAGCGGTGGGCCTGCGTGCTTTGCCGCCTGCTTGACCGATTCGACCCGAAACACTGCGAAAAGAGCATTGAAGAATGATCTATCTGAAGTGGCTTGTGCTGTGCGTGCTGGACTTGTTGCTGCTGCTTACCGTGCCGATTGCCGCGCCTATCGTGGCGGCATTCACACGGGCGCAGCCGCACGATGCTGGGCCGTATAGCTGGGGCTGGCTGTGGGGTACTTACGATAACCCGCCGCAGGGTGACGAGGGATACGTCGAGAAGCGCGCGCCGTTTCCTGATGAGGTTCGCGGCATCAAGGGTTACGTCAATCGGGTTTGGTGGATGATCCGAAACCCGCTGTACGGGTTCGCTCGTCTGTCGGCTATCGACTACTCGCCACTCCAAACGATGAAGTTAATCGGGCAGGACGGTATCAGCGACAAAGACAAGCGCCCTGGCTGGTACTTCGTGCGGGTTTACCATCTTGGCAAGCTGGTCGGCTTTGAGTTTTACGGCGTCTTCCCGTGGAGCGCAACCAGAAACCTGCGGATGCGGCTCGGCTGGAAAATCCTCACGGACAAGTTTGAGCGGCAATGGTTCGCGCAACTGGTCAACACCTGCAACCCGTTTGACGGGTACGGCGACAAATAACCGCCTGGAGAATCTATGAAACCGTCAGAGAAAGGGCTGGCGCTTATTCGCCAGTTCGAGGGATTGCGGCTGTCTGCTTATCGTTGCAGTGCAAAAATTCCAACGATTGGCTGGGGTACAACGAAAGGCGTCAAGATGGGCCAGACGATCACCCGCGACGAGGCAGACCGTTTGCTTCTGGAAGATGCGCAGCGGTTCGCTGATCACGTTGCGGCGCTGGTCAAGGTTCCGCTGAATCAGAATCAGCAGGACGCTTTGATTTCCTTCGTCTACAACGTGGGGCCGGCTGCTTTCGGAAAGTCCACGATGCTGAAGCTGATCAATCAGGGATTACTTGAGGATGCGGCAAACCAGTTCGTGCGCTGGAACAAGGCGGGCGGGGAAGTTTTGGCCGGACTGACTCGGCGCAGAATGGCAGAACGTGACCTTTTCTTGAGGGCTGAAGCATGAGCGCCGACGCAATCAGGAACGCGATATTCAGCGTGATTGCGACCGCGATGATCGGGAACATTCTGCTGGTCTACCGGCTTGACGAGCGAACCACGCAAATGATGGAAACCATCAAGAGCAACCATGAATTTGTCGGAAACCTGCGCGAGAAAGTCAGCGCGCTTGAATATAGCTGCAAGAGGGACTTCAGATGACTGATTGGGCCGCGATTGGAAGAAAGGTGGCAGATGCCGCGCCATTGCTCGGGACTGCGCTCGGCGGGCCTGCTGGGGCCGCTCTGGGGGCGCTGGTAGCGTCAACCCTTGGCACGGCTGGCAGTCCTGCTGAAGTGATGAAGAAACTGCAAACAGACCCCGCTGCGTTCATTCGCGTGCAGGAACTTGAGCAGCAGGAACGGGAAAGCTTGCGCGGCTATGTGCTGGAAATGGCCAAGGCGGAGATGCAAGACCAGCAGCAGGCGAGGGAGGTGCATAAAGATCACTGGATGCCGTCACTGCTGACCCTGATTCTTGCCGCGATGGTCAGCGGCATGACGTGGGGGCTGTTCGTGTTCACGATCCCGCCAGATGCCAAAGACGTGATCTTCTTTATCGTCGGTCAGGTGTTCACGGCATTTCTGACGGCGGTAGCCTTCTGGCTTGGCTCCAGCAAATCCAGCAACGAAAAGAACAAGATGCTACTCGATCAGGCAGTGCGCTAAAGCTGTCTAATACTACCGGATGACGCCTTGATTTTGCTGGGCTGTAGCGGTGCTACTTTTGGCCGCGCTTCCATGCGGCGAACAGGTCATGTATCACTGTCTCGCCCCATGAGTTCATCGCGTAATTGACCGCGACACAAACGATCCTGCAATTGTCTAGCGTGTATCCCTTCATGCTGTCGATCCGATCTATGCTCGGCGCGAACGGTCTTTGATTCCTTTCGCCAATCACCTCAAGCCTAAACGGCATCCGAGTGATTGCGCACAGCCCGCCGCATCTGTCGATCAGCTCTTTTACGTCATCCCTGCACAGGTCAAAATCAATCTTTCGCCTACCTCTTGCGTTACACCTTGCGCGCACCATTGCCTTGTAGCAGAAAGCCTCAAGATATGATCCCGAAAGGTTCAGCAGTGGTGATGCTGGATTATTTACCAGAAGCTCAACTTTAGACCGATCCTCTCCAAGCTTCGTCCATACGTTCTTTTTGACCAGATAGAACGATTTGCCGCGCCTGTAAACGCATTTTGGTAAATCATCATCTTTCGTGCGCGGTCTGCCCATTTCTGTCACCGTGGGGGAATGCTGGGGGAATGAAGTCACCAAATGATGCATTATCCTGCATTACCGTGCGTCGGCAAATTAGCATAAATCAATGACTTATCTAATTATACTGTACGGAAAACCAGTAGTGCAATCGGATTCGAAATCCGTTGTGTTAGCAATAGCACCTAGGGTTCAAATCCCTATCTTCCCGCCATATATCAAGGGGTTAGCAGTTTTCAGAATGCTAGCCCCTTTCCTTTTGGGGGAATCTTGGTGCAATTGATTTGCACCAAATGCGCCGTTAAAGTTGACCGATGGCCTACTACGAAAAGCGTGGCGATGCCTGGCGCTGCCAGATTCGCCGCAAAAATCACCCAACACTCTCCGCGACCTTCGACACTAAGGCCGAGGCGCAACGCTGGGCGGCTGGCATTGAGGGCGATATAGCGCGGAGTGTGTTTGTCGATTCCCGTGAAGCCCAACGGACAACGCTGGGCGATGCGCTCAGGCGTTACCGGCGCGAAGTGTCAGACGGCAAGAAGGGATCGAAGCAGGAAGGCGTCAGGATTGCCGCTTGGCTGGATCACCCGCTGGCCGAAAAGACGCTGGCCGCGCTGACTTCCTCCGACCTTTCTGCATACCGTGACGAACGCTTAAAGGAAGTTAAGCCTTCGACTGTCCGGCTCGATCTGGCCGTGATCAGCAACCTTTACACCGTCGCGGCGAAAGAGTGGAACATGATCGGGCTGGCTAACCCTTGCGCGAACATGCGAATGCCGACCGTGAACAATGCACGCGACCGCAGGCCGACCAAGGCAGAGCTTGAAAGCCTGTACGCCGCCGCTGCGCTGAAACACTACGAAATGCCAACCTTGATCGAGCTGGCCGCAGATACCGCAATGCGCCGGTCTGAGCTTGCCTTGCTGCGTCGTGACCAGGTGCGCGGGAAGGTGGCCTACCTTGAGGACACAAAGAACGGCGAGCGTCGTGCTGTGCCGTTATCCAGTCGGGCAAGGGCGCTGCTTGAAGCGTTACCGCTTCGAATGGATGGCCGGTATTTCAGCCTATCGCCGCAGACGGTCAGCAATTACTTCCCGCTGATCTGCGTGGCCGCCAAGGTTAGCGGCCTGACCTTTCACGATCTGCGCCATGAGGCTACCAGCCGCCTTTTTGAGCGCGGCTTTCCGATCATGGAGGTCGCAGCCATTACCGGCCATCGCACCTTGTCGATGTTGCAAAGATATACCCACCTTTCACCCGAAACGCTGGCCGACAAGCTGGGGTAGCTGTCGCGGCCTGCCTACCTTCGGCTTTCGGTGCTGTCCTTCCGCATACTCGCGGATGTATTTGCGCGCTTTCTCCAGATTCCAGCACACTCGGCGGCCTTGTTTGTCCGGCGGGGGAAGCCATGGGTTTTTGTCGATTCGACTAACCGCCGTTCTGATTGATGACTCTGTTCTGCACATCAGCAGCGCCATTTCTGGGATGCCGATAATTTCAGGTTCCATAGCTACTCCGTCCCGCCATTGCTGGCAGTAAAGGTGAGAGGGTGGGGAGGGTTACTTCTTCGGCGCTGCTGCGAGCATTGCTTTGTATGTGTAGTTGAGCAACGAATCCGCAGCTTCATACCCGCTCGTATACATAGCGTCTCGGATTGCCTCTGTAGGCTCTACCGGCAACAACACATAGCCATCCGGCACGACTGGCTTGGCGCGTGCGGCTTGCCATGCTTTATGGGCAACAGACCTTTGGTCTAGTGTGTACTCGGTAATTCCTCTGTCATGACACGCCATCTGCTCAAGCGTCCACCACGCTATAAATTCCTCACGCTCGTTCATGACCTCACCTCCCTTTTTTCAGTAAGCCAGTGCAAGAACAGGGGCACACCAATGATTGTGTAAAACCCTATAAGCACGGTAGTAGGCGCACTATTTTCTTTCGACAGGACTGCTACGGTTACTACGGCAGAACAAATAGCCCATATGGTTTGCCTATTCATCACTTGCTCTCCTTCGGTGGTGGTGGGAGTTCACACCAATGCGTGATTTCACCTTCAACCACTGCAACGCTTGAGTAGTCACCCCAATTGTCTATCAGCTCATACCAGCCTTCAGCGTCATAGTAGGTATCGTCATCTTCGTTGTATTGCGCGTCGAAGTTGTCAATGTCCTCTGACTCTTGGGTGAAACGATTAACGTATCTCGCCCTGATTCGCCTGCCTTTGCCGTGGCTGTTCGTGTAGTAGGCCAGTACAGTACCTTCCGGCAACCGCTCCGACACCGGAATCCAGCCGTCCTGTGCTGGGGCTGCGAGTGCTGCGTCTGCTTCCAGTAGCAGCCTTTCGTAAATCTCGGGCCGTGTGAATTTCGAGCTGCGCTGATGTGCGTCATCTGCTGCATCTCGTAGTCTCTCCAGCAGCTCCCTGCTGATCGTTACTTGGTCAGTCATGGCGTCATCAACTCCTTTTCCAGCTTGTCGATCACCTGCATCGCGGCGGATACGTCACCGCCGTAAATCGTTGAGCGCAACAACTTCAGATCACTCAGAACCTCTGCATATATCCGCGCCAGCATCAGCTTTTCGGCATTCTGGTACGCGCTGCTGTACTGCGCTTGGTTGGCCCAGAAGTCGATCCAGACGACAGCCTTCATGCGATAACCAAATGTTCTGTCGATTGTCGGCCTGTCGAATCCAGTGCGCTCACAGTCGACAGTCACCTGCGGGCGATACATCGCTAGCCGGTCTTGCCCTTCGAGTTGTTTCGTTTGAAATGCCTCTCGCAACTTAATCATGTCGGCTCTCCTTTGCAGCGGCTAGGGCTGCATCGATTGCTGCGTCCAAGGCTGCACATTCGGCTTGGAACTTCGACTGGTCTAGGTAGCCTGAGCCGGGGATTCTGTCGGCATCCAGAAAGCAATGGCCAATGCGGGTCGTAATGCCTTCTTTCTTAATCCCTGAAACGGCTTCCATAAAGCGAATCTGCAACCTTTCACGAAGCCAGCGATACCTTTCCGCATCCAGTGCATCTGCTGGGGCTGGGCTGGGCTTGGCGTAGACAGCCATATTGTTCGGAAACACAAGCGCGTCATTGACTGGCCGGATTACGGCACGTCCTGCGTAATGACCGGCAACGTAGCCAATCGGCTCCTGCTGCTGAGCGGGCACGGACAGGGCGGCTACAAGCTCCGTGAACAGGTCATCGCTAATTGTCACATCTGTTCCGTCGCAGATAGCCGTTTCGTCTATTCGCTCCAGCAACTCCCTGCTTATCGTCACTTCAGTCATGGCTTTGCTCCATTCAACCGCTGGAATTCATCAAGGCAGGCGTTGTGTACCTCAGCCTCTCTTACTTCAAAACCCATCATCAGCTTGGTTATTTTCTTACGCTCAGGCAGCACAACCTTATTGGCGAGCTGCGCCTGTAGTTCCTGCTCATACTTCCAAGTGTCGTTCTTGAGTTGTTCAAGTTGGTGTGCGCACCCATTGCGATCAGCAGTCATTTCGTCAAGGTCGTCTTGCAGTCTGCAAACCTCATCCTTCAACTGCTCAACCTCATGCGCCAGCACGCGCTGACCCTGCCTGGCTTCTTCTATCAGGCGCTGGTGCTGGGTGACGGTCATCAGCGGATCACAGCCTTGAACATCAACCCCTACGATACTTAGCAGCTTCGCTGAGTACGGTATGTCTGTGCCGTCTAGCCAAGCCACAACCTCCACTTCCTCGCCGACTGGCTCAGGCGCAACCCATCCCTCGCAGTCGCACACATACCGATCTAGGCTGTGGCTTGAGTCACGATTGAATCCATGTGGTGCGTCAGGGTGCGTGCTGCACGGAACTTCGCCAACTGTCTTGTCGGTCATAGCTCAACCATCCTGCTAGAAAGCCAAGAAACAGCACCGCAAAGGGCAAACAGCTCGCCCTCTGAATGCCATTGAGTCAGCGCGTTACTGTTCTGCTTTATTCCAGCAATTGCTACGCTTCGCAGCTCGCCAGACTTAGCTTTCTCTAACGCACGCTCCAGCAATTCGACCGTTTCAGGCACGACCATTCCTGCCGGTGTGCTGCCGTCTATTGATTTGATTTTGTTCATTACGTCAGCTCCAGATAAGTGATTGCTGCGGCAGTAACGCCTGTCACTATGGCGAAAAAGCGTGATATGTCCTGCCACGTTGAAACATCAAAAGACCAGCTTGTGAACGCGCCGACTAGGAGCGGGGCAATTAGTGCAATGAGGGTCGCTATTGCCTTTTTCATATCCACTCCCTCTGTTTCTGCTTACCGTCAGCCGCGCCATCTTTCACGCCGCGCATGTAGCCGCTTGAGTCGGTCGGTTCCGGCTCTGGGCATTCTTTCGGCTCGATGGTCTGGCACGTCCGGCAGACCAGATAGAACGATGCCTCATAGCCGTCCTGCCACGATTTGCACCAATCGTTCTCGCTAGCCTTCGCCGGGCAAGCCGACGCAATCAGCACGATCAGCGCAATCAGCAGGCCAGCAAGCAGGCGCGTGATGTAGTTCGTCGCGGCGTGCGGCTCGCCTTCTGGAAGGCACTCATAGGGTTCTTCGTTCATGCCAGGTACTCCATATCTGCATCGTTCCAGCCAGCAAGCCACCAGTAACGCAGCACTGGCGTTATGTTTGCGGGCGCTATCTTTGGCAGTCCTGCAACGCGAGCGTTTCGCCCGTCTTGGTAGTCAGGCGGAAATTTGTGGACGTTCATGCTTGCCACTCCTGCGCCAACACCTTGCGGTTGCGCTTATTCGCTGCCCACCTGTTCAGGTTCGGATTGGTTGGCGCTGTGGCTTCCTGCATGGTCATGCCTTTGGCGAGGCGGTACTGCAAGGTCGAACGGCTGATGCCGTGCTGTAGCGCGATTTCTGCATGAGTGGGCGGGCGATCTTCTTGCGGGATATTCTTTCGCGCCCGTAGTTCTGCAAGCTGCGCACGCTTCGCCTCGCTGAGTTCCTTCGGCGGCGGCTTTGGCTTTTTGCGCTTGAGCTTCGATTCGGGGTCGATCCAGTCGCGCCGAAAGTTTGCCGGCGGTGGCGTTTCTGGCGGGCCGGGTATTACCTCTATTGGCCCGCGATAGTTGCGCAGGGCTTCCGCGATCATCAGCGCGTCAGCTTCGCGGCTGGGGATTGTCGCTATCATTTGTTCACCCGTAAAAAAGCCCCGGAGTGCGGGGCTTGTTGTGGTCAGGCTCCTGCGAGCCAGTGCATCCGGTTAAAGGGAATGTCATCGTCGAAGTCAGGCGGAGCAGACTGCTGTGGTGGCTGCTGGCGCGGCGCTGGCTGTCCTGAATCAGGCGTTGCTGCGCGCGGCTG